AAGGCAGCTCAATCGCTGACCAGTCAAGGCCTGCACTGATCGGAGTGCCGCCGCTGGGTATTGGAAACTCGGCTGCATTGGGGTCGTATGCGTTACCACCACGTGCCGTGCGCCCACCGACAACTTCAATGCACTTGCTGCGCGGAACGTACAAGTCAAGCAGCAACGGAAAGTCCGTCGCGCTAGCTTGCGTGATTTCTTCAAGCTCGACACGCAGCATGTAGGCACGAGTGCTGGTCGTGCCGAATGACGTGCCGAGGCTCGCTGCTTCCTCAAGCGTCTTGATGTAGTCCTTGCTCGTTACCTCAACAGCCAAATGCAGGTGGTCTTCAATGACCTCCATGCCAACGATCTTTGTGTTGCTGTTGAGCGTCCACTTAGACCACGCGCTCTGCAAGCGCTGCCTGTCATTTTCATAGAACTTATAGACGTAAATGACGTTGGGTTCGCTGTGGCTCAGCGCAAACAGCATCTGTTTCTTTTGGCTAGCCGTCAGCTTGTGCACACCGCTCGGGATGTACTTCGGCACTTGGGCTGTCGTCTCGTCAGCCTCGATGATCTGCGTGTCAATCTCGCTACCAATTTCCATCACGGAACTGAACGAGATGTTGTCCTGCGCAAAGAAGACTTTAGTGCCGACAGCAATAGGCTTTGAGAGCTTACTTGCCTCAATCGAAGCGGCTTGCTGCAACAGCGCAGTCGCTGGTGTCAGGGCATTAGGAGCCACCAGCCGGAACTGCGCACGGTCAGACATGAGCAGCAGCGTGTTTGCAAAAGGGACAGCGCTTTGCAGTACGTCAACGCGCCCCGTAGACATCGAAATGTCAATGCGGTCAGTGTCCAGTAGCTGCGTTACGCTAGTCCTAAAGAACTGCGCGGTGTCCCCGAAGTCAGTAGCCGCACTGAGGATCATGTTTTCGTCGCTCAGGAACCCTAAGCGCCCGCCGTGCACGAACACATCGTTGAGCCGGTTGCCTACAAAAGACGGGGTAGCATTAGTGTCTTCGTCGCCCACGACGCGCGGGCCGTACTTGTGCTGCGAAACGACAAACTGCGGGTTGCCCGAACTGTCAAACGAGCGCTGCACTTTGATAGGCAGTGTGCTCTCGTCCAGCACAAAGGGTACGTCATACGTCTCGATGTAGCGCTGATCTGCCCCTGTGTCGTCATCGTAGACAATCACGTAGTACGCACCGTCACCGATGGCCGTGCCGCCTACCTCATAGATCGAGCCGCCGTTAATTGATGGCGACCCGTTAAGGGCAGGCAAGTCTTGGAACGTGTCAACCTGATTGCTGCTGCTGCCTTGCTGCACAACCGTAGCAGTCAAGCCGTAGGCGTCGATGACTTCATACGAGCTGCCAAGGAACTGTGTGGTGTTCGCAGGAACGCCTGCGTCGTTGTAGGCAGAGTATGCAAGTACCCAAAGCACCTCATTGAGCAGCGTGCGCTGGCTTGCGTGGTTAGGGAACGTAGCGCTAGCAAACTCTGCAACAGTTTTTGTGCTCGCCCCACTGTTGTACGTTAGCGTTGTGTTGACATACCACGTGCTGCTTGTCAGCCCAGTGCCTACGTTGTCGAAGTCAATGTCGGGGCTAGTCTCAGGACGATTGCTGGTAGCGTTAGCGTTCAGCTTAATTGTTGAGTGATCGTTGACGCGCAGAGGGCGGTAGGTAACGCCGTTATCGTCACTGATTTCAATCTTACCCGCAAACACGCGCAAGTCGTTAGTGATCGTCTTCCCGAACAGGGTGGTGTAAGTGCCGTTGGGTCCGTAGCTGCGGTTAGGGACAACGCTAAACGAAATGTCTACAAAACTGTCGCCGTTGTTAGTCTGTACAGCAGTATTGGTAGTGCCATTGTACGTCCATGCGTAGGTGCCAAGCAGCACGTCGCGGTGCGAAAACGTGTCTTGACTGTCTACGTGGCTACCCGATTGAAACCCAAGTGCGTTAGCAAGTTTCTGCACAGGCGCTGGGTTGCCCGCTGGTGGGTTCCAGACGTAGTTACCGTGCACTGGAAATACAATGTGTCGGCCCGCTGCGATGGACGAGCCAAACGCATTTTCTAAAAGGTTTGCTGTGTCGTGCGGGTCATTGCGGGAGTTATTGTTGTTCACAATTCGGGTCAACGAACGCGCACCATTCACGCCTGCGCTGACAGCCGCCATGTACACAGTTGAGTTTGCGTTGACTGAAGGCGTGGTAACTCGGAACTCAGTTTCAGGTACAGTAGCGTCGGAGCGATACCGCACGCTGATACCATCATTCAGACCGTCGCCGCCACGGTTACTGTCGTAGGCCAGTTGCGGAAACGCCGCGAAATGGTGTGGCAGGAAGTCTGCGTCTACAGAGCCGCTCACCGTCACGTTGCGGTTCAAAATGAACGTGGTGTCTGCAACAGTGGCAAAGCGCAAGCCGCCCGTGAAGTCTGTCATCGTGCCACCACTACCGTCGCCGGTCAGGTACGCCGATACGTCTGTCTGCTGGATGACCTCGATAGCGGCACCCGTGTCTGCATCAAAGGCGCGCAGCCCGTCCGTATCAATTACGAGGACATAGTGCTCAGTCTCGTCACGGTTGATAAAATGACAGGCAGCCTTGTCGCTAAAAGTCGGCGCAGTAGTGCTGCCAAACTCTGTCATTTCGCCAAGCCATTCGGTTGCCTGCCGTTTCTGCATACCGACAACCGGGCTGAGAAAGGCGTTCTCGATACTGGTTGCCGTGTTGCTAAACCTCAGGTTCTCGGCCTGCTGCGATACGCCGCCGACAAGGTTCGATACGGTCTCACTGATCAGCGGCATTAGCGGATAAGCCCCGCGCGGTTGACAATACGCTGGGTGGTCAGGTTGTCAGCGAGGTAGTTGTAGCCAGACACGTTGGTCTCTTCGTTCACCAGTGCCGTGTAGGCCGTGAACTCGTCAGCGCGGTCAGACTGCGCAATGCTCTCGCTAGAAATGGTGCGCTCTTGGAAGATGCGCGCAGCACGCAACGAAATGAACCGCCGTGCTGTCTCAGGAATTTCGTCAAACGGCAGCCCAAGGGTCTGATCGACAGTGATGTCATGATCGAAGTTGTAGCTGTGGGTCAGCCGGTTGTAGAGGTACGTGCCACGCTGCACGATAGGCAAGTGCTGGTCAGGACCGCTAGGCTTTACTCGCAGCACGTTGGGCGCAAGCACTACCCGGCCACTCAGGTTACGGGTCAGCTTGATCTGGATGTCTGTGTTCCAGTGCCACGACTGGCTTTGCAGCTCACGAGTGACAGCGCGCACGATCTCAAGCGCCATGCTGGCGTCAACTACCGTCTCGTCCTCAAGGCTCTGAACAGGTGTCTCGCCGATATTTGTCAGGCACGTATTGACTGCCTGTAGCTCAGTTGTAGCGGTAACGGGATTGCCCATGTGGCTGACCTCCTAAGTGCAAAAGGCGAGGGGTAGCCCGTAGGCCACCCCCCGTTTCAATTAGGCGTCAGTTGGGGTGTTACCCGTGATGCCGATCATACACTCAGGGCGAAGCACGCCATGACCTACGGCCATCTTGGACACCATGAGCGTACCAAGTCTCCGAGGATCATAACTACTTTCGGTTGCAAGACCCGCAAGCTGTACAGTCCCAAGTGCTTCTGGGTGCATTACCAGAGCAAGGAAGCTGGACATGTCTGCACTGTACTGAGACCGGAAGTCAGGGAAGCGGTCCACAGAGTTAATCTGCGGGCTGGACCCGTGGTTGACCGCCATGTTGGTCGTCTTGACAATCTGCATGCCCGCAACTCGCAGGACCGAAGCGTTGGCGTAGTCGCCGTTGTTGGTCACAAAGTCACGGTTCAAGATTTTGTCGTTCTGTACGAGGCCGTAGTAAATTTGTGGCGTCACGTACACAAAGCGGTCAGTCTCAGGAACGAACTTCTCATCGAGCTTCTGTGCACAGAGGTACAGAGCGTCGATCAGCTCGGCCATGTCGTTAGTGGTTTCAGTTGGGCTGTCAGTATCAACGACGCCAGTAACAGCAGTGTTGATGTCGATCTTCTCTGCTACGCCTTGGTCTGCCAGCGAGCCAGTGGGGTTCAGAATTTCTGCACCCGCTGCTGCAAACAGATTGCGGTCATAGGTCAGAGCAAGCGCTTTGCCCATCTGGTTAGTGAACTCACCACGGACATCGTAGTGGTTTTTAAGCTCATCAATATCTGCAACGAAGGTATGCGATACCAGCATGTCGTCTATGGTAATTACACGCTCGTCTTGCGCAATGGATCGGCCTGTGAGTTCCGTCCCACTTGCGTGATATTCCGCAACGGTCTTACCGATTGCAGGGAACTGTGCAGACTTACCCGACTGGATGGTGCGCACACGAGTGCGCTCACGCAGAACAGTGTTTGCATCGAAAGCTGCTTGTGTTTCACCACTCCACAGCTTCAAAAAAAGTTCGTTGTTGGTGTCCCATTCGGACTGGTTGGTAGGTGGTTGCGTATAGGTAGAACCCGACCCGATACCGAGGCGGGAAACAGTAGCGTTAGCCATCGTTTGGCCCTTTCATTAACTACGAGGTTTCTTTCGCTTCGGTTGTCCCGGTCATCGGGGCCGATACTTAGCGGCAGTAGGCCTGTCTCGCTAAGTTGTTTCCCAGTGCCTGCGTCTGTGTCTTCATCGTATCGTCTGGTGATACATAGATAGGCAGCCAGATTGTGCAGGTTTGGTCTTTAATCTCCGCGATACCATCCTCTTTCGCGCAGCTCGCGACGGATAGCATCATCATCGTCAAAGCGATTAACGTCATTGCGCGCTTCGGCGGCATCACGGGCGATGTTCTCATGTGTCTGTTTGCGGGAGCTTAGGAGATAACCGACGACAGCAGCGCCTGCGGCGAAGGCTAGGAGCCAGTTTCGTACTGTCTGCAACATGTCACCGCTTGCCTTTGCGCCAGTCATCCCACCGCAAGTAGACTAAATAAATGAATACTAACGCTAGCGCAACAAAAAATGCCCAAGTGTACTCTTTGGCAAAGCTAGCGATCTCTTTTGCAGGCTCTACAGCGGGCGCTACAGCAGCTACACCGCTCACAATTGCGGCTGCCCCGGCAGTTTTGACCGTCCTGCTGTCGGTCAGGTTTGCCCGCACTTCTTTATATGGTGTCGTGAAGAGCTGACGCTCTAGCATCCTGCGCTTGATCAGGCCTGCAAACTTTTTGCCACCTGCGTAAACCCACTTGTCAAACTCTTTGGCGGCTGCCGTAGCGTTACCGCCATTAAGCAATGACAGCAGGGTGCTAGTGCGCAACGCTTCTCGCCCACAGTTGTAGGTAAAGCTGACAAGTGCATCAAACTGGTTGGGGTTTAGCGGAACTGTCACGAGGTCCCGCACAGCCTGTTCATACTTGCTAATTGTGTTCAGAAACATGGCGACAACTTGCTCGTGCGTGTACACGTCGCCTTCCTGTAGCTCAGGAATGTCGTAGGTCGTCGTGCCATAGCCGACAGTCAAGACAGGTTTGCTGGCGAGCTTGTCCCAATACACAGTACGGTAGCGTAACGGTGTCTTACTGACACCATCGGGATACGGGGTGGTGCCGTCGCTTAGCTTTAGTGAGACACTTGCCTCAAAGTAAGCAATCAGCGCTACCCCTCGCTCGCTCAGCCTCATTGCATCAACGCCACTTTGCGCTCAACGTCCTGTCGGAACGCTGGGTCTTTGCGGTAGCGTGGGTCTTGCATTGCGGCGACCATCTCAGCAGTAGACCTAAAGCCTTGGGGCTGTGCAGCACCGCGACCGCTGATTGTCTGGCTCGGCTCACGAGCGCCAGTTGCAGCTTGGAAGTCACTGCGTATCTGGTTCATGGCCATGCGCACAGTTGTCTGATCGTTGCTGTTCAGCATGTCATTGAGCTTGTCGATCATAGTGTCTTCGTAGACGCCGGACCCTGCCCATTCCTGCATCTGGGACACGGCTTGATCACCACCGAACTCACTGATAATTGCTTGGCGAGCTGCCTCTCCCTCCCGCACACGCATGTCTCTGATCTGCTCGACAAGCGCTCTAGGGATGCCGACCTTCTCGAACTTGGCAATCGTGTCATCGCTGATCTCTCCACCTGTCTCCATGAACTCGCGCTCAGCATCAGTCACAAGGTTGTCAACCTCAGGCGTAGTCTGCTGAGACACTTGAGACAGCTTGCGCTCTAGCTCACTGTAGGATTTCGCTAGGTCTTCGGGCGTCTTGAACTTTTCGGGCAGCCAGCCCGGGCGCTCTGGCTCAGGTGGCTGCTCTTCTGCAACTTGCTCGTTGCCTTCAAGAGCCGCTAGCTGTTCCTCAAGGGACGGCTGGGGTTGTTCTTGGTCGGGCATTGGTAAGTTAAGTTGTTCAGTTGACATTCGCACTTTCCATGTACTGCTCGTTAGCGGCGCTAACGGCTTGTGGGGCAGCAGCCTTGGCAATCTCAGCCGCTTGCTGCTGCTGAATAGCTTGTTGTCTTTGCATCTCTTCCTGTTCGCGCTGCTCGCCAGATTTCACGAGACCGTTCATGTCGATACCGATTGCAGCACCAGTCCGCTTCACGAACTCGTCCATGTTGAGGTAGCCCTCGACAACCTGTGGCCCAAGTTGCGCTATGAACTGGAAGAAACTTTGCAGGTTCTGTAGGTCGTTGGCGCGACCCAGCGCAGCAGTACCGGTCACAATGCTCGGAGCCACGATACCGTCCTGCAAAGGGTCAAGCCGGTTTTGCCTCTGCATGCGCTCCATCAGGCGACGAACAAAGACAAGTTGGAAGCTGTTGCTGAGCATGCTGAACACGCCGCCAAGCCCGACTTCAAGCGCGTTGATAGCCTCGCGGACCTCGTAGGCTGTCGTGCGCTCGCTGCGTCTGGCCACAGTGTCGAACAGCATGAAGGCGTGACCTAATCGCTGCTCAATAGCTTGCGCAGTTGCGCTCGCCACCGCCATGTCAGCCTGCTTGTTGAGCTGCACAGCGCTTACTTCGGCTGCGTTGCCAGACCGGAAGTCGCCACTGTCAGCTTCGGCTAGGTCCTGCACGCGCGTCGTGCCGTTGGGTGCCACAAGAAAGACAACTTTGGCAGCCGCCGCAGACGCTTCAAGAATTGCACGGCTCAGACCCTCAAGGCTGATCAGGTCGCCAATGTACTCTTCGACAAACCCGCGCCCGTAGTCCTCGCCGTCAACTCTGTTCCAGCGCAGCGCCATCATCGGCGGCTTGTCAGCGGGCCAGCTACCCTCAGAACCCGGTACTACTTCACCGCCTACGTCTTGGTAGCTCAGCCACTTTCCGTCTTCGAGATAGAACTTTGTGTACAGGGCCACATCGTCATCGCCTTTGCTAGCGAGCAGGGCTTGCATGTCAGCGCTCAGTACTTCCGGGCTGACCTCTTCCTTAATGATGACCTCAAGCAGATTGCCTACTGCGTCACGAACACAGACAAACTTGTCGATGCCGTACACCTTTGCGCCGCCGCTAGCGGGCAGATAGAAGAGGGCGTTGCCGCCGACAATTAAGTGCTTGAGCATTTCGAACACTGGGGCGCGCAGGCCCTCGCGCTCAATCTCATCCATGACAGCACGCTCAATCATGGACAGCTCAGCTTGCACTTCGCCTTCCAGCTTCTGCTGTTTGGCAATTTCCTTAGCGTCTGCGTCGCTGACTTCTAGCTTAAAGAAAGGCGTGTTGGGTGGCAGCAGCGACAACAGCAAACGAGCCGCTAGGTTGTTTACACCCCGGCTCCCGATGCCCTGATAGGGCGTGTAGAAACGTGTCGCACTGTTGTGTCCGCTTTCGGGGATCAGTGGCGGCAGGGTCAGCTTTGCGCATTCCCGTGCTCGGTGCAGGAAGTTCTCGCGCAGACTGCTAAGCTGCTCGTACCGGCTCGCGCAATTCGAGCTGAAGAGGTTACTTTCCAATGTTTAGCCCAACTTTGCTCTGGCCCACATTGATAGGTGCCGACACCTTTGCGTTGCCCGGTCGCCGGATGCGCAGACTGTACGACGCGCGTGTCTTGTTACCGCCAGCCATTGCAGGTGCAGACTGACTAGGCCCAGCGTCAGCCGTGGGGTCTGGCGTAGGCTCTGGTGCGCGCACAATGATAGGTGGCG